TATGAATTCAAAGCAAAAATACTTCAAATCACAACAAGTTAATAATTTTGAACCCAAAGGGAAAGGGTTCGAGCACGTCTTCGCGGAGCTTAAGCGCCTTTCATCACGTCGTAGTAACGGACATATCCGTTTACACGATGAGGTGATGCTTGAGTTTCAGGATGACCCCTTATGGAAGCTTACCCTGGAGGCTGGACAATCATCTAATGATATGTCCCACCAGGGAGAGGCCAAACACCGTTTCTATATCGAAGAACCCGTCGAGGGTTCGATAATTAGAATGGATGCCTATGGTCTCTCGCTCCTGCACACTGCGTTGCAGGAGAGTTCAGTGGAGTCTTTGAAGGCGGTTGAATCTGCTATGTATTACTCGGGCCAGATTCTTTCGTGTCTTTTACACACTTTAGACTTGTTTGCCAAGACGAAAGTCAACAAGTTTAAACGAAGGGCTTCGGTACGTCAGTCTTTGATTTACTGGATGCTCCAAGTACTTTCCGAAGGTTGGGTGAAAGAAATTAAATATCACCTAAATTATCTTTTTGTTCATTCTGAGCGTATGACGACAGAATTGGACATTGAGTACCCGGAGAGGGGTGTGGGAATGATTTTGGGAGAGGATGGTAGGGTTTTCTATGGTAGGTTGCAACGTGAACTGACCATTAAACTCAACACGAAAGCTTGGAAACCAATTCGCAAGGCTTTTCGTTGGACACTTCTAAACGGAGTTAAGAGGGGTATGCCGACTGTTTCAGCTGGTTTTATCTTAAATTCTCTTAGATCTCACTCCTCGGTTTTATCTACGGAAAAACCGACTGGACCTCATGGGTCCTTTGATGGTGAAGAAGTGGAACTGAGTCCTTATGGCCAATATGCTACAATTGTAAGGTATTGGGCGAAGAGATTAGTTCGGAGAAATCCAAATATCCTTGATTTTGGGGATATTGGGTACAAAGTGAGCTCTAACGCTTGTAGTGAGCTCCCGAAATCGCGTGGAGGAGCCCTAGGGCTTCTTCACTTACGTTTTTCGGATAGTTACAAGAACAACTGTTCTGTTGTTCTGTCTAGTCCAACTTTGTATCGTATGGATTATCACCCCCTTCTGGGGGTCTGGGCTGATTATTACCGCTTTGATATCGGAGCAATGGCACAGGCTGCTCACATTGTGAGCCAGGATTCGGACTTCGTGAAGCCCCCTGTTTCGGTTCAGTTTATCCAGGAACCTTTAAAGTGTCGAACAATTACTAAAGACTCGTTGTTTACAAATGGGATATATAAAAATATACAGTCCTACCTTTGGTCTGAATTGAGGAGATATCCTCAGTTCAAGCTTATCGGTGAGACGATATCCCCGGAAACAATCGTGGAACTGGCTAACGC